TTTTTCTGAATTCGTAGTAAAAAATGTTACAAGAAAAGGACACGAAGAAGTAGTAGATTATTTTTTAAAAAAGCATAAAGGAATTAATTGTGGCTAACGGTGTTGTGTATGGCATCGTTTTAATGTGCTATACACGTTGTTGTAATTAGTGTGGTTAAATTATAAATAAAATTAATAAAGATAAAAAATATTAGAATAGAAAATGATTAATATAAAAATCAAATTAAAAAAAATATATGAAATGGTTTATACCGGGTAATGTTCCTTCTAGTAAAAATGGACGTAGATGGACAGGTAAATATTTTATAGCAAGTAAAACTGTTATGAAATACAGAAAAGATACTAAACAGTATTATCTGAAATATGTTTTTAATTTTCAAAAAGAACTTGAAAAATATAAATTTCCTGTAAAAATTGCATTTACTTTTATTAGAGGCACGCGTCATAAGTTTGATTATATTAATCCTGCACAAACAGTGCAAGATGATATGGTTGATCACGGATGGATTGAAGATGATAATGTTGAATTTATAATACCTTTTTTTAAGGAATATAAATATGATAAAATTAATCCAGGAGTGTACATAGAAATTTTAAAAGAAAATAAATTAAAAAATGAAACAGACTAAAAATGATTATGAAATCAAATTAGAATTAGAATCCGCAATAGCTATGTTAAAATTAAAAGATTTAGATATAAAGCAAGTTTTTGTAGAATTTTCAGGTTCTGGTGATAGCGGTGACATAGATCAAATTAATTATAATACTATTAATAACAATGGTGTTGATGTTGATGATTCAATACATACTAAAGTTGAACATTTAGCTTGGAAAATATTAAAAAAAATTGATATTGTTGGAGATTGGGTTAATGATGAAGGTGGTTTTGGTAATTTGTATATAAATACAGAAAAATCTACATTTACTTTAGAATATCATCAAAGAACTACTGAAGAACACAATTGGGAAGATTGTGGTTTATTTGATTAATTATGGCTCATCCTAATTTACATGCAAAAAGTTCTGTAAAAAAATGGGGTGGAAAAGTTGAAGATTATTTGCATATTCATGAATGGTTTGATGAAACTAAATCATGGGTTGGTCATAGTATTCACAGAATGTTCCGTCATCATTCAGAAGGAATTTTTGAATCAGAAAAAAAATTTGGTTTAAGTTTTACTAACTCAGATGGTAAAACAGTATATACAAGATATGTTGGAGAACAACATGTTAAAGAAGATTGTAATAATTACATACCTTCAGCTAAAGAATGGCTTACTCATATGAATAATAAAAACAAGCCTGATTGGATGTCAAAAACTTTAAAAATAGAAGATTAAATGGAAAAATCATTTTCAATAAAAGAATATAAACAATTAAAATTAATGTTTAATTCTTCAGTACAAGAAGATACTGATATAGCAATAGAAAATATTAAAAATTTAGATGTAGAAAACATATATAAAATACTTACTTTAAAAGCATTAAATTTAGAAAAAAAAGCAAAAATTTTAAATAAACTTGATGATTTATTTAAAGAAGAACCTTTTGTTAGTTTAAAAAAAACGACTAAAACTTCTTGGGGTGTTGCTAATAGTTTTACTGATTTATCATGGAATACTTTATATGATTTAATTCTTAAAAATTATAGTACAAATTTAAAAGTTAAATTATTTTTTGAAAAAGTATTTAAAGAAGAAACAGAAAATATAATCTTAGAGAATATGAATTACAAATTTATAGATAATGTGAAAATAAATATAAAATGGTTGTAGCTGATCAACTTGCAAAAGCAAGTAAAATTTTAATACTTGAAGAGCCCTTTTACGGGCTTTTTTTAGTTAGTCTTAATAAGACATTTAGAAAAGACATACCAACAGCTGGTGTAAGCAAGCATGGTATTGGAGTTCAGTTAAGTATTAATCCTGATTTTTTTAGTTCTTTATCGGAAGAACATAGAATTGGATTAATAAAACATGAGCTTTTACATATTGGTTTTGGTCATTTGACAATGAGAGATATGTATTCAGATCATAAATTATTTAATATTGCAGCTGATTTAGAAATAAATCAATATATAGATTCAAGTTATCTTCCTGAAGGAGGTATAACAATGAATTCGTTTCCTGATTTAACATTACCACTTAAAGCAGGAACTAAAACCTATTATGATTTATTATCTGAAGCTAAAAATGACGGTACATCTCCCTCATTAGAATCAATGTTAAATGATAAAGAAGGAGATAGTCCTTATGATGCGCATACAACATGGGATGAATTTGATGATTTAACAGAAGCAGAAAAAAAGCTTGTAGAAAAACAAATTGAACATCAACTTAAAGAAATAGCTGAACAAACAGAAAAAAAACAAGGTAGTATACCAGGTGAATTTTCTGAATTAATTAGTAGGTTGCGTTATGTAGAACCTTCTAAATTTGATTGGAAAGCTTATTTAAAAAGATTTGTTGGAAACTCAAGTATTTCTTATACAAAAAAACTTAGAAGGAAATATAACAAACGTTATTTTAGTAATCCAGGTCTTAAAATTAAATTTAAAAATCACATATTAGTTGGTGTAGATACATCAGCATCTGTATCTAGTGCTGAATTAATTGAATTTATGCATGAAATACATCATATGTATAAAACAGGGCATAAAATAACAATAGCTCAATGTGATACAATACTTAATTCTGTAGAAGAATTTAATCCAAAAAAAGATTGGAATATAAAAGGTAGAGGAGGTACGTCTTTTCAACCTGTTATTGATCATTACAATGAGCATGGTAAATATACAGCTCTTATATATTTGACAGATGGAGAAGCAAGCAATCCAGTTAATTGTCCAAAAAACACATTATGGGTTCTTAGTGATAGATCTAGCATGAATAATAATCTTCCGGGAAAAGTAATAAAATTAAACTAAAATAAATTAAATAATTATGGCACAAGTAAATTTAAACATTGATGATTTAAAAGGATTCGTTAATCACGTAATTCAAAACAACAGATTTCTTCAAACTCAAGGTAAATCACCAGTAGCAATAGAAGTTGTAGGTGAATCAGGTATTGGTAAAACATCTACAATTATAGAACTTGCAAAAGAAAATAATTTAAACTTTGTTAAGTTAAACTTAGCTCAAATAGAAGAATTAGGTGACTTAGTTGGATTTCCTGTTCGTCAGTTTCAAATGTATAAAGAAACAACAGTTAAAAAAGTAGATGCTTTAAATTATACAGCAAAAGCAGGAACTGATTTAGCTAAACTTGGAGGAACAGTTACAAAAAAAATAGGTCAATGGGTTGATGAATTAGCTGTTGATGCTTATTTAAAAAACGGTTACAAGATGACTGGTAAAAACAGAATGTCTTATGCTGCTCCAGAATGGATTGCAGATGTTAAAGAAGGTGGTATTTTACTATTAGATGACTGGAACCGTGCTTAAAAAATAAGTAATTTTTACGGATTACTTGTTCCAGTCAAATAAAAGTTGTATATTATAGTATGGATAACTTATATACAACAAAGGGTATAACTAAAAAATATAATCAACCCGGAATCTATATGATTCAAATAGGCAATAGATATTATGTAGGTAGCTCTAACCATATTGGTAAAAGGTTAACTACACATAAGTCACGCTTAAAACGTAATAAACATGAAAACGTTATAATGATTAATTGCTTTAATAAATATGGCCCTAAACAATGCCATTTTAAAGTACTTGAAATTTGTAATGAAGATATTCTTTTACAAAGAGAAAAATTTTATATAGATGTTCTGAAACCAGAATTAAATATAGAACTTGATCCAGTTAAACAAAATTCAGATTATAAATCTAAAACAGTATACCAGTATACACTAAAAGGAGTGTATATACAAAAGTTTAAATCAGCTGCTAAAGCTGAAAGATTTCTTGGTAAATGTAATAGTAAAATATCTCAATGTTGTTTAGGTAAAAGAAAATCAACTTATGGTTATCTATGGTCTTATGATAAAGTAGACACGCTGGTCTATGAAAATAACAGCTCTAAAGCAAAAGCAAAAAAAGTATCTCAGTATAGCATAGAAGGTGAGTTTATTAAAACTTATCAATCTGTAGCTGAAGCTGCAAGAATACTTAATAAAGCTGAAAATGCATCCGTTAATATAGGCAGTGCAGCTTTAGGACATACTAACCAAGCCTACGGTTATGTATGGAAATATGAATGAATCTAATGTGGGCACGTAATTCTGTGAATTGCTGGAACACCCTTAAGCTAAGTAAGCTACAACATAATCTGTAAAGATAAGTGTGAATGCTAAAAATTATTTAGATTGGGCAATCAGCAGCCAAGCCTCCTGGAAACAGGTGGAAGGTTCAACGACTAGTATATGGAGTCTAAACAAGTAAAGTTGTAGATAGTAAAATACCAAGAGCGCAGAACACCTTAACAGGTGAAGATATAGTCTGGACTATAGGGAAACTTATAGAAAATCAAGTTAAATCCTTGATTGATAACACATTAGGACATTAGATTTATACAAGCATGTATGGAATTAATTGATCGTCAAACTTATATTTCTTGGTCTTTACCTAAAGACTGGCATATTATGTTAACAGCAAACCCTGACAACGGTGATTACATGGTAAATAGCATGGATAGTGCTCAAAAAACTAGATATATTACAGCAAATTTAAAGTTTGATGTAAATGTATGGGGTAGATGGGCAGAAGAAGCAGGTATTGATACAAGATGTATTAACTTTTTATTATTACATCCTGAATTAGTAACACAAGAAACTAACTCCAGATCTATTACTACATTTTTTAATGCTATATCTAGCTTTGAAAAATTTGAAGAAAATTTAAGTATGATTCAAATGATTGGTGAAGGTTCTGTTGGAGATGTTTTTGCTTCTATGTTTACTACTTTTATTAACAATAAATTAGATAAGCTTGTAACACCTAAAGATTTATTAACTCATGATAATGAATCTTATATTTTAGGTGAATTAAGAGGTTGTATTGGTAAAGATGACACTTATCGTGCAGATATAGCTTCAACTTTAGCTACACGTTTAGCAAATTATGCTGTTGTTTATAGTAAAAATAATACTATAAATCAAAAAATCAATGACAGATTAATAGCTCTTTGTACAAAAGATTATTTTACTAATGATCTTAAATATTTAATTGTACGTTCAGTATTTAGCGGTAATAAAGCTAAATTTAATCGCATGATGATGAATCCTGATATTATTAAAATGACAATGAAATAAAATTTAAAATTATGAATTATAAAAAAGGAGATGTTGTTACCTTAATGGACAACAACAATAAAAGACAAGCAAAAGTAACAGTTGACGGGATTGATTCTAAAGGAAAAGTTAGAGTTAGACCTAATGGATTTCCTATGGATATATCAGTTTCAACTGAAAAAAACAATAATGTTTATATCTTAACATAATAAAAAAATGGCAAATAAATCAGTTTATCAGGATTTTGATGCTGATGCATTAGCTCACTTTTGTATGGTTAGCGCTCCAATATTTGGGGTGCTAGCTAACAATAGTGTTGAAAATGTTTTAGTTACGCAAGATCAAACAACATATTATAAAATACGTAATTTAATTATTACTTCAACAGAAACAGATCAAACTTTTATAAATAAAAAAAAAGCTTTTATATTGCCTAGATGCAATGTATCACAGGATAGACTTAAAGCAGCTTTAAAAGAGCATAAAATTACAGTAACAAATGATTATGAATTAGCTGATTTAGTAATAGGGCATAATGATATTGATTTAAAAGTACAAGATAGTGAAGATATACCATCTACTTTATTAATGTCTAAGTTGTTTAACATGGAAACAACAAATGATACTCAAGGTAGTTTTCCTATTATAGATAATCATAGTCATGAAGTAATTATTACGTCAAAAATTACTAATGTAGTAAAATATTACAATTTAGATGTTGAACAAAATCTGTATGATGAATATATGATTACAGGAATGGCATTAAATCTAGCTTATAGAATAGACACAGGTTTAGTTTCAGTTGTTGATGTTGAAACTGTGTTACATGCGTCTGCTAATAAAGTTGAATTAGATGAAAATCTTTTACAGTATATAGTAACATTATTAAGTAGTTATGATAATGATAATTATTTAATAGCTTCTAAAATTATTCCTACTATAGATTATAATAAAAATATACACTTTATATGGAAGCTTAGTCAAGAAATACGATATAAAATAAGTAGCTTTAATAAAAATAAAGATGTTCAATATTGGATTCAAGTATCTAATTTTAATGATTTTAAAAATAAAGGCGCTTATAGTATGATAATATGGCTAGAAGAAAATAAAAAATTAAATAAAACAAATTTTAAATACTTTGAACCTATAGTTAGAAAGAATATAAATATTTCTAACAGAGATCTATATACGTTTAAAGTATCAGTTAAACCAGAATATTTAAAATATTTACAATGAAAAAAATATATAACTTAAATTTTTTAAAAAACAAAAACTTATCAGTTTCAGATATTAAACTTGATTATGCTGGAATTTATATTTCTAAGCATTTATATAATCAAAAAGAATCTTTTAATTTAAATTTACAAAAACCAACATCTAAACAAATAAAAAATAAAAATTTTTATAGGTATTCAAACTTAACTTTACCTAGAATAAAAGTTGATATTTTAAAAGATGAACATAAAATAAAAGTAACTAGAAATAAAGATCAAGCTGATTATAGAATTATATCTGAAGCTTATTTAGATAGTTTAATTAGTACTAATTATCACAATGCAGTTACAGTAAGTACGTTAATTCAAGAACTTAAGAATATTAATTTTAAGCAAGATATAATAGATTTTTTTAATAATTTAAATCAAGAAGATATTATTGCTTTTGACAGATATTTTAGTCCTAACGGCTCTAAAGATTATGTAGATATAATTAATATATTTAGTAATAAATCTTTAAATCGTTATAATTTTATTAGTAAAGTAAATGAAACTTATTATTTAGAATTAAGTCAAAAAAATAACTTAGTTGAAGATTGTCATATAGTTTCATTGTGTAATGAAAATTCAGTTATTATTACATTAAAAGAGTACAGAACCATGCAAAAAATGATTAAAAGTGGAGATAAAGAAAATGTTACATTAGCCTTAGAAATGATGGCTAACTGTAATTTAGAAGCTTCTTTTGATTATATTTCTTTAATATATTATTTTTTACAAGATACATTAAGAGATGCAAATAATTGGAATAACGTTAACGTTAAATCACTTAGAAAAAGATTATCTAAATTTAATTCTGTATGGAATTATGAATCAGGTAATTATTATAATAATTATTTAGTTAAGCTTGTAGAAGAAGATAAATTAACTGAGTTTGCTTTTAAAGAAACAGCACGATATGTATTTCATAATGTTATTAAAAAAACAATGGGATTTACTGAAGAACATGATCATATTTTAAGCATAGAATTAGATTCTATAAAGCTAAATGAAAAATATAAAGACAAATTAAAAAGTACTATACTGAATAATTCTGAATTACTTTTTTAATAAAATTAAAAATAAAACATGACAAGAAACATAGAAAGAGAAGAGCAGTTTTACGCTAAAAAATTTAAATTTAGTTATTCATCACTAAATAAATTATTATTTTCACCATCTTTATTTTATAAAGATTATATTTTAAAAGACAGAGAAATTAAAACTGAAAAGTATTTAATTGAAGGATCTGTAATTCATTGTTTATTATTTGAGCCAAAAAACTTTTCAAAAAAGTTTAATTTAGTACCAGGTAAAACACCATCAGATAATGTTATTAAAGTTTTACGTAAACTTAAAGAACTTTCTATAATAAATAAAATTGAAAAAGATTTTATGTCTGATGAATTTGAATGGACTAATTTAATTTTAGAAGCTTTAAAAGAAGAAAATTTATTTCAATCTTTAAAATTAGATTCTGCTAGACTTCAAAAAATTCAAACAGATGATGGTAATGAATACTGGAAATTTTTAAATAATTCTGCTTTTGATATTATTGATCAAGCAACTTATGATAAATGCGCAGATTATGTTGAAATTATTAAAACAAATGAAGACGTAATGTATTTGTTTGAAAGTAAACAAACTGATTTTGCTTTAGATCCTTTATCTGTATATGCAGAAAAAGCATTAGATTGCAATTTAAAAAATAAACCTTTTGGTTTAAAAGGAATTGTAGATTTTTATAAAATTAATGAAGAAAAAAAATTAGTAACAATTTGCGATCTTAAAACAACTAGTAAAGGTATATCTGAATTTAAAGAAACAGTTGACTTTTATAAATATTGGCTGCAAGCTGCTATATATTGCAAATTAGTTTTTGAAAATCTTGATGAAAAACAACAAGAATATAAAATAATTTATAAATTTGTAGTAATTGATAATTACAAACAAGTTTATGTATTTGATGTATCAGAAAATTCATTAAATGAATGGACTGGTGCTTTATCTGATGTGTTAAAAATAGCAGAATATCACTATACAAATAAAAATTATGAATTACCTTATGAATTTCTAGTAGAAAAAGTTATTTTGTAATATGAGAAATTTGTATTCAGACTATTTTCAAAAAAGCAAAGTTTTTTTATACCCTCTTTTAAAATTAAAAAAAGGTATAGAATTTGTTCCAGATTATACGTATGTTGCTTGGGAAAATCTTTATGAAGAATCAAATTTTAAATTTTTATGTTTATATTCGGTTAATAAAAAAAATGTAGAATTTGAAATATTTAGCAAAAAATATTTAAAAAATCATTCATTGTTAGAATCTTATGTTTATATGGGTAATGATATCTATATTTATATATTTAACTTTTATAAATTTAAATATGATTTTTTATGCTTTAATAAAGGTGAATATTCAAAATTCAGTAAAGAATCAAAAACAACAATTTTAAACTTTTTTGGTGACAAAGGTGATATTTCACAGTATATTAAAAGTTTTTTAAACCCTGAAGATTATCATGATCAGTATGCTGACGCATTGGGTGTAAGTTTAGAATTAATAAAAAATGTTTGGGAGTTATGTTCTTTACCAGATAAAGAAAAAGAAACCATTTTTTTAAGAATCCCAGAAGAATTAAAATTTTTTAAAAATAATTCTATATCTTTGAATAAATTATAAAATTAATGACAAATACATTAGGACAAAATATGATGCTGATTAATTCAGCATTTAGAAATGCTAAATCTTTTAGCTTATTACCTGTGAGCAATGACTCACCATACGTTGAAGCAATGTTTGATCCAGCTTCAGGAATACTTGCTGTAATTAGCAAAGTGGTAAAAAATTCTTTCCACATGATTCCAAAATTAAATGAAGATGGTCAACCAGTAAAATTAAAAATAATTAATAAAGAAACAGGAAAAACAATTAAAGAACAAAGAGTGCAAATGGAAACTTTTTCAGAATTTTATATTTCTGATAAAGCAGATATTGAAACTTTTATTCAGTTGTTTGCAATAAATGCTAGTTCATTTAATTATAAACAGTATTTAGCAGTTGAACTTGAAAAAGTAAAAACTTCTAAAATTATAATGCAACCATAAATTTTTTATTAGTACATAACTATTTAAAGAAGCCCATTAATTTGGGCTTTTTTTATCTTTAATAATTAATATGGAAGACTTTACAAACGCACAAATAATAGATATAAATATTTTACTTGCTCTTACTAAATGTATGATTGAAGTATCACATAATGTACAATATATACATTCTGATAAAGAAAGAGAAAAAATAAAAGCAGTAAAACAAAGTATTATTAAATATGAAATAGAGTTAGAAAAAAGATTTGATTATTTTCAATCTGAAGGTGTAGAAGCGATATATGATTGTATAATGGATTTAATTTTAGAAGCAAGACAAATTAGTCTTGATAACATAAATAAAGAAAAAAATGAATCATTGGGTAATGGATTATGAAACGCTGTATAATTGTTTTACAGCTGTATTTGAACACTACAAAACCAAAGAAACTAAAATTTTTGTAATCAGTAAAGTAAGAAATGATCAAACAGAATTTTTAGATTTTTTAAAACAAAACATAAACAATAGAGAATGGCATATATCTTATAATGGATTAAACTTTGACGCTCAAATTACTCACTATATATTAGAAAATATTAATAGCTGGAAAGATGAAGAAGGATTAGATCTTAATGGTGATCTTACAGCAAATATTATTTATAAATATGCTCAAAGAACAATAAAAAAAAGTAATAATAAAGAGTTTTCAGATTATCCTGAATGGAAAATGCAAATAGGTCAAATAGATTTATTTAAAATGCATCATTGGGATAATTTAGCTAAACTTTCTAGTCTTAAATGGATACAATATAGTATGGATTGGGATAATATCCTTGACATGCCTATTCATCATAGCGTTGAAATAAATACACAAGAACAACTAAATACTGTATTAAAATACAACATTAATGATGTAAGTTCAACAAAAGAAATATTTAATAGATCTACAGACTTAATTAAATTAAGAAAAGAATTAACTGGTACTTATGGTATTAATCTTTATAGTGCTTCAGAACCAAGAATAAGTAAAGAGTTATTTGCTTATTATATGTCTGATAAATTAAATATACATAAAAGTTCTTTAAAAAAAATGAGAACTTATAGAGATAGTATTAAACTTAAAGATATTATACTTCCTTATATAAAATTTACATCTTTAGAGTTTCAAAATTTACTTGAAAGATTTAAATTAGTAGAATTAAATCCTGAAAGTTTAAAAGGCGCATTTAAGTATTTTGTAAATTACAAAGGTATTAAAACTCATTTTGGATTAGGTGGTGTACATGGTGCTAAAAAATCTGGAATTTATGAATCTGATGATTATAACATAATTATGTCTTCAGACGTTACGTCTTTTTACCCTAATTTAGTTATTAGAAATAAATGGGCGCCTGGCCACTTTCCTGCTAAAGAATTTTGTGATCAATATGAATGGTTTTTTGAAGAACGTAAAAAAATACCAAAAAGTAACCCAATGAATTATGTATACAAAATTATATTAAATTCAACTTTTGGTCTTAGTAATGATAAAAATAGTTTCTTTTATGATCCTGAATTAACCATGCGTATTACCGTTAACGGTCAACTTAGCTTAATGATGCTATATGAAATGATTATGGAAAAAATCCCTAATTCTGTTCCATTAATGCAAAACACGGATGGTATAGAAATTAGAATTCCTAGAGAATATCAAGATGATTACTTAGGTATTTGTAAACAGTGGGAAGACATAACTAATTTAAAATTAGAACATGATAGCTATCAAAAATTAATAATTGGAGATGTTAATAATTATATTGGTCTTAATGATTACAAAGAAGTTAATATGGATTTATGGCGTAAAATTAAAGCTGAAAACCCGCATTATAAATTTAAAGTATTAGGAAGTAAATTTTACTATGCTTCAACTAAAATGAAAGGCAGATATGATTTTTTTAACTTAGCTTTACATAAAAATAAATCTAAATTAGTTATACCTAAAGGTGTGTTTAATTACTTTATACATGACAAATTACCTCAAGAATATATAGAATCAAATAAAAATATTTTAGATTATTGTATTGGTGCTAAGTCTAAAGGTGATTGGAAACAAGTTGCAAGATCTGTTATTAAAGGTGTTTTTAATCAAAAAGATTTACAAAAAATTAACAGATATTATATTTCTAAAAAAGGTGTAAAAATTATTAAAGTTAATAAAATAGATCAAAGAGAAATCCAATTAGAAGCAGGAAAATGGTTGCAAGTTTTATTCAATAAAATAAATCTTGAAACAAAATGGGAAAATTATAATATTGACAATGCTTATTATATGGAAGCAATAGAGCAAGAAATTAATAACATATTAAATGTATCATCAAATCAATTAAAATTATTTTAAAACAAAATAGTAAAATGAACAAATTTAAACAATTAAACAAAAGAGTAATCAAGTGGGGAGATGAAAAAGATATTTTTCAAAAAGCTACATCATTAACTCAAATCAATAAAACACTTGAAGAAGTTGAGGAAACAAAAGAAGCGTTATTTGCTAAAGCTAACGGATTAGAAGATTATATCAACTCAAAAGGGGTGGTTTGTAATACCGAGGAGGAAATTTTAGACGGTTTTGGAGACCAGTTAGTAACTATTTTAATAGGTTGTGAAATGCAACAAATTGACCCTTTACAAGCTTTAGAAAGTGCATTAAAGATCATTGAAAAAAGAACCGGCAAAATGGTTAACGGACAATTTGTAAAAGATAAATAACATGAGATTGCATGAAATTTTAAAAGGAGATAAATTTAAAGTAAAATCTGAAATTGTTGTTCCTCCAGGAGGCCTTACACCAA